TCCTTGAAGGCGCCGGACTGACGCCACCACCTGTGGAGCGCAAGTGGTACAACCACCTCGCCAAGCGCGAGATCCAGCCAATCATGGAGGACTGGTATGCGCTGACGGAGCAGACCTCCGGCCCTGAGGACTACGCGATGACGATCCTGCCTGGCGAAGGGGATTTTGCCATCGCCATCGTGGTGCAAGGCGGTGTCATCGCAGTGCGCACAAGCTCGGGTTCGATCTGGATTCCGCTTGATGGGCTGATCCCGCTGAATTTCCGGAGGTTGCGCCATGCGTGACTTTCCGCTGCTGCCTTCTGATCGCTACATCGCCGAGCAGCTTGGCCTGAGTGATGCGCAGTACCGGTACTTCATGGCCGAAGTACGCCGCCGCGCTGCCGAAGGCCCCCAGCCAAGCGTGGTGGCTGGCATTGATCCGGTCACGCTTGCCACCACGCTGCTGGTTAATGCGCTGCTGTCAATTGGCTTTGCGATCATCGCGTCGTTCTTCAAGCCCCGGCCTCAAGAACCCGCCCGGCTGAATCAGAACCAAGTCCAGGGGCAGGTCACCACCAACAACCGCCGCTACACCCCACGGCAAGGGTTTGATTCGGTGCAGGATGTCGCGGGCATCGGCACTCCGATCCCGCTGGTCTATGCCAAGCGAGAGCTGATCAACGGCAACTATTACGGTGGCGTGCGCGTCAATGTGCCACTGGTCTGGAGCCAGCTGCTCACCAGCGACAAAGGCCAGTTGCTCCGCGCCATGTTTGTGATCGGCGAGGGCGACAGCAGCTTCTCGATCGACCCAAAGAACATCGGCATTGGCAACAATACGCTCGGCTCCTACCTGCTGGGTGGTGATGCTTATGCCCGGTTCAGCGTGTACTACCGGGCCAATGGTGGCCGCATCGCCACGACCGATCGCGTAGCTGGAGCCTCGAACGATCCAACGGTGATCAACGCCAGTGATGTTTTCGCGGTCCCTAATGAATCCGGCACCGCTGCACCGTATTTCTGCCACACCCGCAAGCCCAACACCCAGACGCAGTTCGGTGTTTACTCGTTGATCGGCAACGGTTTAGGTTTCCGTGTGAATCCACAGCTGCGGCCTAGCGTCAATGCCCAGCTGACCGTGGACACCAACAGCGCAGCCGGCAAGAAAGGCGGTAGCGCTGAAGCCAAGGCGCGAGTCGTCTGCGACCTTGACTACGTGGCCCTGGCGCAACGAGAAAAGATCAAGGCCAAGTTCAGCGGGCGTGGTGCTCTGACCGCTGCTTCAGGCAGCACCTGGACCTACCGGCTGACGAATACAACCGATGCGCAAACTACCTTTCAGGCATCGGGTTCAGCCATTACCTGGTCCGGTGGCAAGAACCTGGTTGTTAACCCGTTGGCAGGGATTGCCAACGATACCGTTAATGGCTGGCTGAGCTTCAGCTCGATCACCTCCAGCGGTAACTCAGTCACCGGCACCGCTGTCTTTGATACCACTGCAGCAACAACGGCAATCAATACCAAGTCCGGCGGCAGCTTTGTTTACAACATCACCGATGGCACCTACGTGATCCAGTGGGGTATCTGGTGGCAGAGCAGCAGTGGCAAGCAGATTGCATTTGATCACACGGTACAGGTATCTGTCACCTACAACGCTGGCACAACGCTTCGAGATGTCAGCTACACCAACACCAGCGTCAGCTACACCGGCACCTACAGCGCTAACGCCGAGTACGAGGAAAAATGCGGCGACGCCGCCTCAGCCATTGCCGGCCGGCAAAAGAGCTACGACGATGCCCTGCAGGTCGGTGAGCTATTCAAGATCGGCACCGCTCTAGCGGTCTGCACTAATCGCTCACCTGATACCGAGTTCTTCAGCTCTGATGCTGACTACGAGCCTGTGACACCGAGCCAAGGTCAGGCCATTGATGTCACCTTCCAAGTGGTGCGCAGCGGCAGTGCTACCACGATCTCAGCGACCGACATCGCCAAGGATGCCAAAAGCACACCTCCGTTCCACACGGCCACAAGCAACAGCCACCTATTTCGGATCGCCATCGCCAATTTCTCCACGCTGCGTGAATGCCGCATTGTTGAGATCGGCATCCGCAGCACCCTCGGCATCCGCATCAGTGGCCTGTGCAACTTCCGTGACAGCCTTACCTTCACCGAGATCGACGGCAAGGCCTGCAAGGACAAGGAAGGCAACCTGCTGAGCCCTGGTGATTCGATCGCAGTGGATGTGTTCAATAGCGGTGTCATGAACAGCTCCGAGGAGCGGTTCAGCTTCTTTCGGATCCGTTACCGCGAGGGCGGCACCGATGGCGCCTACACCGAATTGCCTCAGTGCTTCGGCATCCGTGGCATTTCCCAGCAGCCGGTGTTCAACTCCATCCGGTTCGTCATGCCATCACAGAAGCGCTGGGAGTTTCAGGTCGAGCCCTTGACCGGATGGGAGATCCGCTCCGGTAACGCCAGCGGCGACCTCGAACTGATTGACAGCAACCTGACGACCACCCGCACCATCACCAGCGGTGGCGTCACGGTGACCTTCCGTGGTGTCAATGACAGCGGACCCTTCCTGCCAGCTGCGAATCGCGCCGTTAATGGTGCCGCGGTCTTCATGATCCCGTCCGCGCAGCGCGGGACCTCCGAAGAGATCGGCCTCGGCTACTCCGATGGCAGCTCCTACCTCGATGCCTGGGGCAAGCTGGCGGAATCCTTCGTCTACGAGGAAGTCACCTCCACTGCCGACAGCGGCCCCGAGCACGAGATCGTGTTCATCAATGAGATCAGCCCGAATGCCGACACCCCCGAGTACGACAACCTGGCGCTGCTGGGTCTGACGATGCGCTCCGGTTCGGAGTGGCAGCAGTTCGGCCAGCTCTCCTGTTACGTGCTCTCCGGCCTCGGCAACACCCATCTGTTCCCCGAAATCCTGCAAGACCTGCTCACCAATACCCGTTACGGCAAGGGTGATCAGATCACAACCAGCCAGATCGACTCCGATAGCTTCGCGGTTGCCAGCGCGTGGTGTTCCGCTCGGAACCTGTTCTTTGACGGGGCAATCACCGGCAAGACGAACCTACGCCAGTGGGCGGCGGATGTTGCCGCATCTCATCTGCTGTTCTTCGGCGAGAGCGACGGCAAGTTTTGGCTGAAGACTGCTTGGCCCGGTAGCGTCGCATCCCCGAGTGCGGTGAGCTTCAAGGGCATCTTCAACGCCGGCAACATCAAGGAAAACTCGTTCTCGGTGGACTTCTTCCCCCCGGAGGACCGCAAGCCGATCCAGGTGAGCGTGCGGTTCCGAGAAGAACGCCTGTCCACCAACCTGGCCAACCCAGGACTGTTCGCCACCGAGCGCGAGATCCTCGTCCGTGAAGCCTCACCGAACGGCTCTGATACCGATCCGATCGAATCGGTGGACCTGTCGGATTACGTCACCAGCCGTGGCCATGCGCTGGATGTGGCCAAGTTTCTGATCCGGATGCGCCGGATCCCCACGCACCTGGTGAAGTTCGAGACCACCCACGAGGGCGTGCTGGCATCGATCGGCCCTGGTGACTACATCCGCGTTGCGATGGACTTCACCTCCTACGACCAACTGCGCAATGGTGCAGTGCTCGCTGATGGAGCGCTGGTTTCCAGCCAACCGTTTGCCGATGGCACCTACTCGATCTTCGCGTGGGACGGCACCAGTGACACACCACCCGGCCCGAGCTCACTGACGGTGAGCGATGGTGGCAACAGGGCCACACCAACCGGGATCATCTTCACGCTGGTGAATGCAGTCACCCAGGTCGGCAGCTATCAGATCGAACGGATCAGCCCTGTTGCCGAGGGCGGCTTTACGATTGAAGCAATCCACGCACCAACCAACGACAACAACATCCCGTTGATCGCCGTTGGCTTCGATACTGCGTCCAACTGGGAGATCGAAGAGTAATGGCCATCGCGTTTCCCAGTCTCACGCCATCCTCGCGGAATATCACCGCACCGACATGGCCGACAACCAGCAGCATAAGCCAGAGCGGCATCAAGTCAAAACGCCTCTGGGGCAGCAAACCATCACAGCTGACGCTGGCGCTGTCCTTTGACAACATCTCAGACGCGAATGCCACCACCATTCTGGCGGCCTATCAAGCCGCCAAGAGCGGTGTGCTTGAGCTTGATGTGCCCACCGAGGTCTATGGCGGGCTGTCTGCAACGCTCTCGGGGTGGGTGGCGGATACCAGCACCGGAAGCGGCATGAAGTGGTACTTCAGCGACGAACCACCAACGGTGGAGAACGTAGCGCCAGGTCGCTCCAGTGTTCGTGTGACCTTGGTAGCCGAGCTTAGACTGGCCTAGAGAGGACAAAGGCAATGGCTGTACTGACTGGCACCAGTGGTGAGCTGCGGTACAACAATGCCCGCATCGCCAAGTGCCGTGAATACAGCCTGGAGATCAGCCGTGATGCGTTAGAAACAACATCCCTGGGTGATCCTGCACGTACCTATACCGCAGGGATACGTGGTGCCACCGGCAGCGCCACGATCCTCTACGACCGAGACGACATCAATACTCGCAACCTGCTGAACAGCATCCTGGATGATGACGCTGATACCCAGTCGGTGAGCTTTGTCTTCAACAAGGTTGACGGCCAGGCTATGAACACCGATGCGATCCTCACCAGCGTGTCTGCGCCGGTGACAGTGGGCGACGTGGTGGCCTGTGGTGTGAGCTTCCAGATCAGCGGCGACATCTCTGGAGTGTTCTGATGGCACTGCTGGGCTGTGGTGGTCAGGTCAGACTGAGGCGCGAAGCACCTGAGCCCACGGTTGTACG